AGTCACAGACTCATTAGCAACAAAATTTCCAGATCCAGAAGTTCCTGGATTGGAAATTGTAATTGATGGAGCAACAGTATATCCAGAACCAGCATTAGAAACGTAAACTGTAGATACTGAACCAGAAGAATTTAAATATGCAACACCAGTTGCAGTTGTTCCCAGTCCAACTGGAGAAGAGAACGTAATGGTTGGCGTTGTTGCATATCCAGAACCACTGTTTGTTACTGTTATAACTCCAACGACACCACTAGTTGTAATTCCTGTTGTTGCTGCAGCTCCAGCACCACCGCCACCTATGAAAACTATTCCTGGAGCGACAGTATATCCCATTCCGGGATTTGTAATATAAACTGCTTGAACTTTTGATGTTTTATTACCATTACAGTCAACTATTCCAGAAATCATAGTTGCAATTCCTGTTGCAGTTACACCTCCATTAGGAGCAGAAGATATTGCAACAGTTGGAATAGAAGTGTACCCCTCACCTCTTCTTGTAACAGTTACATAATTTAATCCACCATTTACCAACCCAGTAATTGCTGTTGCTGTTACTGCTGTTCCAACCATTGTAAGAGTTTGGGTATATCTAAGATCTACAAAATTATTATCAATCTCTTCAATATTGGTATCAACATCTTCATCCTGATATCTAAAGAGTTCGCATGTCAATTCATAAACATAATTTTTTTGTAACTGATAAAATGGTTTTTCATGTTCAACATATTTTATTTCAAAAATTCTATCACCTAAAGGAAAATAAATTAGATCTCCTTCTTTGGGCCTAGTTGCTAATTCAATATTGGATAAGTTCTTTATCAAAGGAGTAATATAGGTTTCAAATCTCTCTTTCGATATGACTATTCTCATATCATCAAGTTCTTGAATCCCAAATTTTGACAGAATAGTTCCTTGTCCAGAATAACCATCATAAGTATCAACATATGCCTCTATGGGATATGCATTGTCAAATTTAGATTCAATTACCTCACGAATAACTGTATTTTTTGTGTAGTATTTTCTTGGAATATAATAAACTTCAACGCCATACATGCGTAGTTGTTCATTGATCAAGTCTTGAACAAGACTTTGTTCGGTTTTTGATCCCTGTTGAAAAAATGGATTAAGCATGATATTAACCAATCATATCTAATGGTGGTAATTCATAAGTATTTGACATCTTCTCCATTATTGCATCTATTTCTTTTTGAGCATCATCATATATTTGTCTTCCGTTTAGTTCTACTCCTCCAGGAAGTTTTACTCCTTGGAATTTAATCAAGTTTTGTCCCCACTGCCTCTTAATTAAAGATGTTAAATATGGTTTTAAGAAAGAGTCATTCCATACTCTTGAAAAATCATTTGGATTGAGCAGTCTCCAACAATCTATTACCAAATAATCACCAACACTCATACTTCCCCAATCAATGTCTAAGTACAATCTGTCCATCCTTTGATTAAATCTTATTTGCTTATCTGTTGTCAGAAGAAAATCAATATCTTCAAGATAAGTTTTAGTCATTGCATAAGTTAAAAGTTCTGTAGATCCCCAGTAGTAAATATCGTTTAAAAATAACTGATATTTAACACTAAACATATTATTTGTTATGGAATTTGTTCCATCAAATTTGAATATTTTGTTTATTCCAATAATGGATGATGGAATCTGCAAATAGTTACTATTTTCTGTATATGTAAATGTAGTCGCTGTTCCTACAATTGATGTTGTTGCTGTTGTAGTTACAATTCCAGCGACAGAACTTTGTCCTGCAGGAGCTCTTCCTCTATTAATATCGTCTTGTGTGATTTGATATTTCAGATAAATCTGAGTTACACCGTCAAAATGTCTTTCGTTAAAAAATTGCAGCGCGTCATCAACAAGATCATCAATTTGCTCGTCGGCAACGTTGATCTCCAAAACTGGCGCTCCCAGTTTCCTTTTACAATAATCTATTAACTCTTGTCTAGAGGTTGGTTGCGCCATTTAATTATTATCTCTAAAAAATATTTATGGTGCTGAAGAAATGCCAGCTAGTACCAAAACATTCCCCTCGGCAATTCTATAAACAGATGATCCAGAACTAACTAAAACATCATAAACATATCTACCTTCACTCAGATTTCTAGTTGAAGATGAATTAAGAGTTAAGTCAAACTTTCCTCCAGCTTCGCTAGTAAATCCAACATTAAAGGTTGCTGATGGATATAAAGTCGATCCAACAGAAACGCTTTTTGTCATCTGAGAGGATGCAGTCCAACTAGTAAAGTCAAATGCTGATCCTGAAGTGTTTAATACTGTAAATTTGCCTGTGAATGTTGATCCTGTGTTAATCGTTAAATTAACACCATACGCAACACCAGAGTCAGGATCAAATGTAATAGTATGCCTTGACATTATAGGTTGCCTATTTTAATTATTTATAGATTGATTTTTAGCAATTTGTATCAATAAATTTTTTATTTCACTAATATCATTTTTTACAGAATTCATTTCCATTTCTAAAGAATTAATTTTTTCTCTTTCACCATCCATTTTTTTCTTAGAATTTAAATATGATTCATAATCATTTTTATTTGTATTCACAATAGCATTCGATAAATTATCCCGGTATAAACCGGGATTTCCTTCAACTGGTATTAGATCCATATCAAGCAAGAGCAATAACTCTAAAGTTTTTAATGATTGGAACAAAAGCTTGATTTGTTGATGTTCCTATCAATTTAATTCTAAAGAATTTGAATGGTTGTAATTTATCAATAACAAACTTATATTCTCTAAACAGTGCTCCATTTGGTTCGTAAGCATAATCATCAACTTTTTTAACATTTGAGGATGCTTGTCCATTATTATTTGCAGGATTTATTACATTGCCATAAATGTCAACATTTTGATATCCTGGGAATGGAGCAAAGATTGTTTCATTGACTTGAGTTTCTTGATCAACAGCATAGAATGCTCTAAGATCACTAAAGTTGCTAATGTATCCATCAACAATAACTTGAATAGAAGTTGCTGGATTTTCCAGTGCAACGTTCTTAGTTACATAATAGAATCCGTTTGGATCATTAACGGTATCATTGACTCTAAAGTCAGTTGCATAGTTTGAAATTGGATTATTTACTCTATTCGATGTAAATATGATGCTATTGTTTTGAAGATCGATTGCTGGAGAAATTCTTGAATCTGAAGTTGTAAAGTTTACATTCATTGTGAATGATTTATCACCAGGTAAAGAACTCAGATATTGATTCTCATTAACCTTAGATGCAACAATTCTTGGAGAATCAAAGTAATTTGCTTGATTTAATGAAATCTGCTTAAATCCTTTATCAACATAAGGCGCTTCAGATCCATTAAGACTTCTTCCAGTAACTGTTCTAACAGATGGAACAATACCAGTTCCGGTTGGAGAAATTACTCTTACATTTGGTGTAATCAATTCATATTGAATGTTATATGTTGACTTCGCCTTAAGTCCTCCTCCAATCTTGCTTTGATTGAAATGCAACTCTGGCAAGCTAACAGATGAAGATCTATCAATTCCATTTGATGTCATATCAACTTTTACATTATAGAAGTCAAATCCTCTTGGATCGGATACTGTGACATCAGATAATGTATGTGTCTTGTTGATTCTTCTTAAAGAAACTCCATTCAATTCATACTTATAAACTAAATCTCCAGAAAGATAACTAAATGCTTTAGTTCCATCAATTTGTCTTGTTACTCCAGTGAGAGTATTTGCAGAAACTCCTGTATAAGAAACAATTTCATTTCCGATCAAAGCATAACCAGGATTTGTAGCCCCAACACTTACATTTTCGAAAGAACCAAAATTAGCAGTGCTTGCAACTGAAATGTTGCCAGTTGAAGAGGATGTATAATTCGAATTCAGTGTTGTTGGAATTATATCTGATTGAGCATCAGAAATTGTGACTTTGTTGACTCCAGAATGCATACCATGGTTTCTTTGGAACACTTTGAAGTGAAGTCCATCAGAAACTTCAGTTATTGGTGAAATTGCCAAAACATTTCCGCCAATTTGTCCATTTAACTGTGTAGTAACACCAGCATTGTTGAGATATTGGATTGATTTACCAACTCCAGTTTCAAAAGCACCTTGGACATCTGAAACAATAAGTTGATTCTGTCCACTGAGTTGTGAAATGCTGAGTCTTATTCCACTGCCGAGACTATTTGATCCAATTTGAATTGGAGAAACAATGTCACCGATAGTATATCCAGTTCCACCATTAACAATAGTTGCTCCAACTGCAACACCATTATTGATATGAATATCAGCGGTAGCATTTATCCCATTTCCAATAACACTGGTTAATGCAACACCAGTATATGTAAGACTTGCAGCAGAAGGAGTATATCCAACACCCGCATTGGTGATATTTAAGTCTCCGGTTGCTGTTCCTCCATAACCAATAAGTTTTCCGGAAACATTAACTCCATTTTGGAGAATAGTATTTCCAATCGTAATTTCTTGATCATTTACTGTAGTTCCAATACCAATTCTTACAGTATTGGATGTCATTGTGATTGGATTTGCTGTCAACAATTCAAGATCTTTGGAGAGATCTGGGTTAAAGAATTGTACACTTCCAGATGGAACAAAGTTTGCTCTATAAAGTTCAAATGTCAAGTCCTCATATTGGCTTGGAGTCCATGTTGATGCGTTTTGAGATTTGAAGAGAGAACCAAGTAATCTTTGAGTTGAAACTAAGATTTGTCCTCTTTCAGTTCCCAAAGTGGAAATATCAGATTCGCCAAGTCTAGAAATCCAAACAGTATATTCTGTTGAATTTGAAATTACAACAATTGCATACTCTCTTTGTCCTTGGAGATAAACTGGAGATTCAAATTCAAATGTCGTTGCTACACTTGCATCTGAAGAAACATTTACATCATCTGGGGTTAATTCAACTTCAGAGTATGGAAGAATTTTTTGAGATGGAGTTCCTAACTCAACTTCTCTGATCTGAACCGTTACAGGAAGATCATTTGCTTTAGCGGCAAAATACAAATCAATCTTAGTTACAAATATTCCAGTTTCATCATCAACAATAAAACTTTGTGCAAGAGGATCTCTATATTCTCCAGTAAGTCTAGAACTAGAACTAGTTCCGCTTACAAAAGTTGTTGAGGATGATGCACTATCTCCAATAGTTCTTGTTTGTAAGAAGTTATCATTATGTTCAACTCTTGCATTTCTCAGAGATAGCGTAACTTCTTGTGTATTATCAATATCTCCTTGAGAATAGAAAATTTCTTCTGCAGAAGTTGTAACTACTCCAGGAACTTTGGAATCAATAGAACTACTTGTTAATCTAAATCTTGTTCTACCTGTTTCAAAAATTGGGTTTGAAGAATTATTTCCATTTGGAACCAAGAAGGAACCAATAACAGTACCAAGTCTATCAGTTACAAGTCTGACATTTGATACAGTTGCCTCCGCACCACTGCTCTGTCCCTTTAAGAGCATTCCAGTTCTTACATTTCCTCTAAAGTTTGGTTGACTCTCATCTGCCAAACTAAATGTATCTATATTCAATATTGTTGAAGTAGCCGAGTACAATGCTGGAACTTGATTTTCTCTATCATATGGATTTCTTTCAAAGATATCAGTGGGATTATTATAAGGGCCGTACTTGTGATTTGATGTAGATACTCTAAAGACAATTGTTGGTGAAGACTGAGTATCAATGTTTGTTGTAGTTTGTGAGCTTGGCATGTAACCAATCACAGTTTCGCCAACTTGGAAAACTCCTGTTGACATTTGAATTTCAAGAAGTTTGCTGAGGCAGAAAGAATTTACATCGACATTATCAAAGAATGGATAAACTTGAGTAAATGGTTTTAATCTTCTTCCCGTAAATTCAATATTACGAGATCTCATGAAGTTGATAATGTTTCTGCTTGTAATTCTATCACCAAGAGATTCTGTATCAATTTGCTCAGTTACAGTTGTTTGAGTTCCTCTTCTTTGTTGTTGTAAATCAACTCCAACAGTTCCACTTATTGTTGTGGATGTTGTCGTACTTGTATTTTCTTCCTCTACCATGAAGGTACTAGGAACGCTAGATGCTCCAGATCTATCAGCAGCTGAATCTCTAAATTCTCCTAATGATCCTTGTCTAGTGGAAGTGCTAGAAGAACTTGAAGAACTTTGGCTGGATGATAATTCAAAAGTTACGTCAACACCAGTAGTCTCCCAAGATTGCCAGATGATGGGACTGATACCAGATCTTGAACCATCAGCAGCAGTCCTAACTTCTGCTCTCATTGCCTCAGCAACGCCCAGGAATGATCCCTCCATTTCAACACTGTTAACTGCTTGGCGATTAACATCAATCCAAACATCAACTGTTGGTTCAAATTCTAAAGTTCCTTGCCAGAATTTAACTAAGAATGGAGTAACACTTTCAGTTCTAGTTGCAAATGGTTGTTTTAACCATGAAGTATCGGAATAATTGAGAGTTACTACACTATTTGATCTCTTAATATTAGTTCCAAGAATATCTGCAAATCTCTTGTCTTGATTTGCGATCGTTGTTGTACCAATTCCAGCTATTGAAGTTGAGCCAATCTCAAGATTCAGAGCAGTTGTGTAGTGAGAAGGCCTACATTCTGCTTTTCTAATATCAACACTATTTTTTGCTCCAATATTTGAATCTTGTGATGTTCTGTTTAAGAATCCATCTACAAAAATTCCAGATTTGAATCTATTCAATCCATTCGCATCAGAAACAAAAAGATTTAAGGTATTTGTTTCTAAATTAGATAAAGATGTGTAGTATTCGAGATTTTGAATTCTTCTTTCTAATCTAAAGATATCATTCATTTGATATCTCTTATGATCAACTGTGCTAACTCTTGCATCCTGTGCTGAATACAAATATGCTGGTAAAAATACGTTAGCAATATTCATCGCACCAGAAACTTCTTCTGGAAGTTTTGGATTATCGTCTGGTGCTCCAAATTTTACAATGAATATTCCATCTTTATCAAGATAAACTCTATCAATTCTTGGTAGATAATATGAATATGATAAAGTCATAGATTCGTCGGATGCAATTACATCTCTAGAACTATGTTGTCCAGATGAACCGCCATTAAATGATCTTCCATTAAATTCTAATGGAGAATTTGCTCCCTCAACAACTGTATAATCAACAACTCTAGGTCTTGCATCTATAATATCAGTATTTCTTATGGAATTTAATGTTGCAATTTCACTTCCATAATCAAATGCATTGTAAGATTCTACTGTTGTAATGTCTCCAGTATCTGAAGAATCATAATATCCTTTCGAGAAGAATACTTTTAATTTTCTTGTTGGTTCTGAAGAATCAGATCTTCTAATAATTCTCGAATAATCATAATGTGTAAGTTTTTGTCCATTTGAGAATCTATAATTGGAAGTTACATTCTTACTTCCACTACTTAAATTTGAAGAAACAACAGCATTAACCCCAGATTGTGAGAAAGTTACAACTTCACCAACTTCAAAAGAAATATTATTTTCATATATGAATCCAATGTTTGTATCACTATTTCTTGTGATATAAAGTGCTTTAGCACCACTAGTTTGTCCGGTAATTTCTTCACCAATAATTAAATCATTAGTTGTTGCTGAAGGCCCATCCATTGAACCCAATGACATTGATGGTGAAACGGGATCAGAAGTATTTTCTGATTCAAAAATGCCATAAATTCGAATTACATCAGGAACATTTAGAGAAATAATCTCATCTTGAATTCTAGTTCCATATGGATAATTGCCATAAGTCAATCCATCTGCAAAAGTGGTGTTTCCAATTCCAGATCCTTGATACTTCGACTTGTTGATTACAATAGAATCAACAATTTTCTTCTTTTTAACTTTAGATTTGATATTATTCTTTCTTCTTGTTGTAACTAAAGTAGCTCCAGTGTCGTTACTTCCTAAACCATTAATGGTAAGTTGAGTTGAACCGACAGTAAATGCAAACTTATCTTCAGTTAGAACTTCTAATGATCCATCAGATCTAATTAAAGAATATCTTTCCTCATCAAAAGGTAAAAATACTTCATTAGTTCCAGCTAAAACAGTTGTAGTAGATCCATCAGTTATATCTACAGATTCGCTCTTTCTAATGATAAGATTTGATGTGGTGATATCAATAGTTGCAATGTTGCTCTTTGGAAATACACTGAAAATACTATTGTTTCCTGCAAAATTTCCACTACCGATACTGGTTGGAATGTTGGATCTGAGAACGGTTAAGTCGGTTAAACTCAGAGAGGTTGCAGACAATCCACCATCACAAACTCCGGTTACAGTAGTAACTCCAGATACTACTATTGAGTTTGTCTGAACACTTGTAACTCTTGCAAAAGATTTATCTGTTAATCCTGGACGAGAGTAACTAACCAAATTTCCTGTAGTTACAATGCCAGGGAAAGCAACTTCTGACGTTGTTATTGTTGCAACCCCAGCACTGGCAGAACTAATTGAAGAAATGCCAATAACTCTTGATGATACTTGCAGTAAATCGGCAGAGAATGTTCCACCAAAACCAACACTACCAAAAATGGATTTTACATCGGAAAGATTTCTGTTATTAACAGAAACACTTACTCTACTTCCATCAGTAATTCCATTAAATATTAATTCTTCTCCATTGAAGAACTGCCCATTAACTTGATATGCAGTAATCGCAACACCAGTACTTGGATATCTTAAAAATCCAGTTGCTCCACTAGATTTTCCTTTAACATGTACTGGTAATGAAAGATTTACTGATTCGTTTAAAGTAATATCAGTGTATGTTTGAATATCAAATAAAGATAGATCCCATTGATTGATATCTAAATTAGAAATATTGTATGAACCAGATTCAAGAGCAAAATCATAAACTCTTGCAAGTCCAATTTCGTTTCCAGCAGCAACAAAAGAATTGATTCCTACTCTTTGATCTCTTAATTGTAAAGTCGTTCCTGTATTAATTCCAATTCTCGGAGAACCAGTTACATTGTTTACAACAATAGTTGGGCCAAAAGAAAAATTAACTGCTTGATTTTCTGCTAATTTTGTTGTTCTTGGTTTTGGAACATCAATAAATGAAGGAGATCTTGTCTCAATCTCATATCCCCTTACATATGCCTTACCTGGACTGACTTTATATATTGACAATGAATCATTTGGTGTGTTTCCACCAGATGTTTGTTGATTTTCATTATAAATTCCTCTATTGCCATATCCATCATTAAGACTTTCTTTGCAATCGACTTTAAATCTCTTAACGTAATAATGTCCCGATTCATCAAATGTTCTTCTTGCTAACTCATCAGCTAGTTCAGAATTTTTATTAGTTGTCTTTCCTTCTCTTAAAACACCATTTTCAACTGTAGCTAATTGAATAAAATTCTGATCATCAAAATCATTCAGATCTTTTTTAGCTAATGATGCTCGTATTCTAAGTCTATCTGCACCGGGAGCAGCATAATTATTGTATCCCTGTGCATTATCTGTCAGAGTTGAGTCTAATTCTGCAGATATTACATCCTCATCAATTAATAAACCAACTCTATAACTTGGAGTATTTGTGTATTGATCTAAAATTAAAATTTCACTATCAACCTGAACAAAATATCCTCTAAGAAAATATACACCTTCTCCAAGAGCAAAAGCAGATCCTGTGGAAGTTGAATTTGTTGCTATTGTAGATGCAAATCCTTCACCAGCAGTAATAAAAGTGTTTAAGAAACTTATATTTTCATCTACAATTAAAACTTCACCATCAGAAAATTCCCTATCAGAAAGATTAAATGAACTTGTCTCAATATAATCTACATATAAAGTATAATTTCCTCTATTAGATTGTACGTCGGTTATATAACTAACAACTTTAGCAACTACACCAGAAGTTTCACCTCTAATAGTCTTTCCGACTAACTGATTTAAGTATTCATTAACATTAATACCTAAAAATTGAGATTCAATCTCAACAGCATAATAATTGTTGAGGTAAGTTAATTGGCCAGGAATGATTTTCTCACCTTCTTTAAAGAAGTGTGTACCAAATTTCTCAATTTGATTTTGTAAGATAGATTGTAGTGTGGTTAGCTCCCTTGCCTGAACAGGATATCCTGGTTTGAATAAAACCTTATAATAATCCTTTTGAGGATCGAAGTCGTCAAAATATGGAGCAACGTTGAGATTTGTTTCCTGTGGCATAATTCTTTAGAATTGCAAGATAACCTTTACATCTTCTTTCTGATTAACAGATCTCGTTATTGAGGGTCTGTTATCGACATATATGATATTTCCAGAATATTTTTTAACCTCTGGATTTGAAATTCCATTGGTAAAAGATTGTCCAAGGTAATATGTCCTATTATTTATTGTGGTAGAGACACCCGTAAATGAAGTATTAATGCCCAAATTTACAGATCCACCAACAATTGTATAACTACCACCAGAAACAATACTACTGGTAAATCTATTCAACTTAAATCCATAAGCTGGATTTGAATTCAAAGTTCCATCAGTATTAAATCCTGCAGTTGTTCTATCTTGCCAATATTTAAGAACACCTGTTGTTTGATCATAAGAAACAACTCTTCCAACTGCTGTAGAACCAACTCCAATTGTTTGACTGATAAATGAGTCGGCAGTAAAAGTAGCAGAACTATATCCAGCACCAGTCAATCTTAAAGCATAAACTGCGCTCGCTTTATCAAGGGTTAAATTGTCACTTGATTGATATGCTTTTGGATTTTCAATAATTCCAACCCTGGCAATTTGGTTACCAGTTATAAAGTCTGGATTTTCAGTGTCATTCTCAATTCTTGAATATGTAAGTACGTTATATGCACCAAGTTCACGATAAATGTCTGCTCCATGTCCTCCCTGAGGAGGTACAATTACATTGAATACTGGAGTGGTAGTTCCTGTTGGAACTCCTCCTGCCTGCAAATCGACAGTTCCAAATGTATAATTAGAACCACCATTAGAAACAGTAATAGATTCTATTTTCGAATCATTATTTACAACAATTGTTGCTTCTGCTCCAGATCCATCACCTTTGATTGGAACTCTGGTATATGTTCTATTTGCAGTTCCTACCCCAACACCACGATTTCTGATAGTTACAATTTTAAGTTGTCCGCTAGTTGCGGCATTATTTCTCACAGAAGAATTTTCTGTACTAGTGCTCCAATTTTTTGGAACAGGAATATAGTTTGTTACATCAAATTTGATTGCTTCACTTGGTTTGATAGTATAAAGATATTTCCAAATATAACCATCACCACTAGTACCTGCCGCCCTTGGTTCTAAATCAGTGAATGTTGGTTCATCTAATGAAGGATTTCCTGAAAAATTATTTTCAGGAGAAGCACCATTAAAAAGACAAATATACACTCTAAAATCACTATTCATTACATAATAGTTTGCTGAGTATAAATCAATAGCACCAGATGGTTGTGAGGCATTGGTTCTGCTGATGTCATGACGATACATGTCATATGTAATTCCCGATGTCCAAGTAATCTTACGAATTACTTGATTCACATCACTGGCTGAGATTTTTTTCAGCGCAATCATTGTATCCCAATAATTATTCTCTTCATTAAAATTATCTTTTGGGCTTGGCGGACTAGTATTCCAGTCAGACTGGAAATCTGTCGCATTTGGCAAACCAACAAAGGTATAATATGAATTAGTTGTTGATGTTACACCAGCAACAAAATTCTTTGCATTCAATATACGAAGTTGATCAGTAATTATTGCGGCCATTTGATGGGGGTTTTTCTTTATTTATTTAACATAAATCACGAAGTATAATTTAGATATTTCAATGGATTTGATCTGCTAACAAGAGCGGATGTAGAAATTCCAGTAACATTATTTGTTCCAATTCCAGATAAAGTGTACGAGTTGAACACTTTTGGATCTGTTCTTGTTTCTAAATTAATTTTACCCCAAGAGAATTCGCCAAAGAACTCACTTGAACCTGTTCCAGTTAAGGAATTGTAATCAGAAACGCTAGTTGTTACTCTAGCAACATAAGTAAGTGCAATTCCTGGAGCAGATGTTTGGGCAACAGAAACAGAAGCAACCTGATAAACGGTATCTAAGAATTGTGTCGCTATTCCAAGAACAGATCCACCATTATACAAACTAGTTACTCCATTACCAATATTACTTCTCTTGACAATAAAGTAATATCCAGTTTGAATTCCACTAATCGTAGTAACTCCCGTTACAGAAGAATCTCTGAGATATGAATTTTCTGGAATATAAAAATCAAATACAATTCCAGTAGATGCAATTCCTACAGATGTAGTAGATATTCCAATAATCTGTCCAAAGTCTCCTTCATAAGAACTTACATTAATTGTTTCGGATATCAATGCTGGAGATTCGACAAGAACCTGTGGTGGATTTGATGTTGTATATCCAGTTCCTGGACTTGTTACCGTTATGGTGGTAACTATTCCAGAGGTAACAGAAGACACGCCAGTCGCCCTCTGAGTGGTTCCAACTCCCACTGGGGTAGATATTGTCACAGAAGGAGAATTAACGTATCCAGCGCCTCCATTTGTGATGGATATGGAGGTTATTGTTCCTGCGATAGAAACAATCGCAGTTGCGGATGCAGAAACAATCGAATCTTGAGAAACAATTGTTACTTTATTTTGGAAATCTCTTATTGAAGATTCATTAGTTGCATTGAATGAAATTCTATTTGAATCGACATACAATACAGTAGATCCCAATCCGACTGGTTGAATCAAATAAGCTAAAGGATCAATTAATGGTTCATATTGAATTCTATCTTTGCCAACTTCTTTTCCATTGATAATCTTATCAGAAGTCTGCTTACACCAAGTAACTGGCCTTAACAACCCAGTGTCAGTTGTAACTCCAGGACCTGGATATGGGTTTGTTGCAACTGAATCAGAAGTGTTAATACCAGTTACTATTCTAGGATCTTGTTGTAAGATGATTCCTTGTCCCTTTTCCGAATCATAATTAAGAGTTAAATCATCACCAACTTTTACAGTTTCGAGGACATCTTTGAAAATTACATCAATATCTCCACTTCCTTTATAGAAAAGAATTTTTGATGTATCTCCTGATTTAGGAGCCTCATTAAATGTGATTATACTACCACCTTCAAACTCATAACTTCCTCCACCGATTTGTAAAATATCATTGATAAAGATGAGAAGAGTTGCTCTAACATCAATATTAGAACCGACTGCCGATCTGATTGTTATTACATTTCCATCTAAAGTTAATGGGAATGTTTTTCTAGATCCATCGAAAAGATTATCTAATTTATCCAGAACCTCCAATTGTCCGACATTCCATGCGGCAAAGTTATCAGTAAATGTTCTGTCGATAGTAATTTGGAATTCCTCAAAAGGTAATGAAGTATTTGTTGGAATGCCACTTAATCCACCAATATCAACTGTAAGCACTTCGCTTTGTCCATAACCATATCCAAAGTTCTTGATAGAGAAATCAATAACACTTGATCCTTGTCCTACAACAATGTCAATTGTTGCTGCGTTTCCTCCACCAGATGAACCAGAACTATAAACAAGTGGAATATCGGAATAACTTAGTGGATCATCAATTACAACTATTGGAGGATTGGATGAAGTGTATCCAACTCCAGGATTTGTAATTGCAATACTTACAATATTTCCTCCACTTATTGCCGCAGTTCCGATAAATTCAATTGATGGAGTTCCTGTGCTAAGAGTTTGAACCCCAACATTTACAACTGTTTGAATTCCAGCTCTATATCCAGATCCACTGTTTCCAATACTAATTGATTGAATTGTTCCAGATGTAGAAACTATAGCAGTTCCTCCAGCAGCAACCAAAGGTTGATATCCAAAACCACCAGTGGAAGCGACAGAAACAATTACACCACCAACAGGAATAGTTGCTGAGTTTGGATCATAAGCGACTGAAGAAGCAGCACCGAGGAATGTAATGCTTGTTACTCCAACTGATTCATTCAATGTATAATCTTCAACATCAACTTGAGAACCCTGAGGCCCTTGGAATATATTATTGATTAAAACAATCGCATTTTCTGTCGAGAATCCAGTTGTGTTTTGCTTATCTGATGTTAGAGTAAACGTCTTTGCAATTCCTGTAAATCTATTGGAAATATCATCAAATACATAATTCTTAGAATAAGTTTCTTGAGTTCCATTAGGAACACCAGAACGTAAGAATGTTCTTCCTTGGAAAGATGAACTTGTTGTAATTCCAACCCAATCTCTAGAATCAGGTGGATTGGTTGTTGAACTCAGAGGAATTTTTCCATAAGGGGCCTCAACAAAGTGAAGCGTGTTGTCAACAATATTATAATTTCCAGTAACTTTGGTAATTTCGGAATTTGCTGAGTGACTAGAAATTCCTGTTCCCATCCATGGACGCTGAACAAGGATCACGTTCGTACTTCCAATACCAACAGTATTGATTTTCATGATCTCATTGTCAATTTGAATCAAATCTCCACCAAAGAATGAAGTGATTCCGGAGAATGTCAATCTATTATCAGTAATAAGAATATCATTGACAAGAGTAGTTGTGACTGCACTAGAAACAATAGGAGACTGGAACATATTATCAATCAAGATAATACATTTTGCATTTTGATTCTTAGCAGTAAATGTATGGGATGTTCCAATACCAACTGTCACTAAATCTAATGTATTGGGAACTGCATTGAGAGCGTCTTCGGCGGATCTAGCAAGTTTTACTTTGCTATCGTTAACCTTAACAATGAAAACACTGGAGGGGAGTTTATCAGTTATTCCAATTCCTGCAAATGAGGTAGATGCAATTCCAATTGCTTGCGTAGAACCAGCTCCAGAGTGACTATAAACAACTTCTTCGCCAGTTACAAAGAAATGATCTGGAATTGTTATAATATTGGTTGATGTGTTGGCAATAGAAGCAACACTAGCGTCAAAGTCTCTTTGGAAAATTTGTTTTTGTTTATGAGTTAAATTAAATTCTCTCTTGATCGATCTATCAGTTCCCTCATAATCTCCATAATTAGAAATTATTTTACCATTGTTAAAGTTGATTTGATTTGTTCTCGTATTTCCATCATAAAGTTCTAAGGAAAGTTGGAAAACTCTTGTTTCAACATCAATACTTGGATTTGGAGTAAAGTACAGTTGAGTTCCTGTTGCTTTTACTTCTGCTCCAATAGTTCCTAAACCAGATGATGTCTCAAGATTAGCAAATTCAACGATTGATGCACTTAATCCATCATCAGTAACAATAACCTCAGAGAATTGTGATTCATTATTTGTTGTATCTTCAACGCTTACCAAATAGTAAGCACATGACATTCCACCATCATATTCACAAATGATGTTTTGAATTGGAGATGATGTTGCAGCAATAGAAGTATAAGAAGATTGTAAGCGAGAATTATTAAGAGATATGGATCCAATACCAGAGGAACTTGTATTTGCTATTGAGACTGTAATTGTGTTTGCAGTTAAGGCAATTCCTGGAGTTGGTGCAAAATCGACATTTAAATTTGATCCTGAGAAATATGCCCAATATGTTCCAAGTCCACTGCTTGAGTATGCACTCAAAGAGTGGCTTGTTAGTTGTCCGTATTCAAGTAATTCAACTTCTGTTCCATTATGAATAATATTCAGTTCATCATATTCATAAACATTGCCTTCTCCTTTAATTTCTACTAAAACTTTAGAACTTCTATATGTTGAAGCAATACCAACAATGGTGGTAGTTGTTGCAGCAGAAACATTTGTGTTTGTGGTTTTAATATTAACAGAATCTCCAATATTGGTGCTACCGATGCTTGCAACACTATCCTTCAAATCAAAAGAAACGTAACTTACATCATAATCGTTTACTGTGTATTTGATTGGATAGAATCTAAGTTGTCCTTCATCTCCAGCGATAGCAAAGTCAAAAGAACCAAGATCTGTATAGGTTTCAACTCTTCCATATTGATTTAAATAACCATTTACGTCATCATGTAATAAAGATACGATTAATGATTGTCTTTCTGCCGTATATCTCTTGTCTCTAACAAAAGTGAAATACTTTTTAGTTCTGGCTTCAGAGAGGCGGAATGTGTCAACATTACTAAATCTTGTTGCCCTTGGAGAACTGTTAAACAAATCACTTATATCGTCAATTAACAATACTCTGTTTCCAACGGACTCAAAATAATCTGTTAAAACTCTAGTTTTAAATCTAATTTCATTAGAAATTACTCCATAATCAAGAGTAACTGTACCTTCAGATGCTAGATCAAAGTCATAGTAGCAATTTAAGTTACCACTTCCAATAATATCAGTAATTACTTCAGTATCACTGTCATCGGCAAATACAATATTTTTACCGGAATCATCTGTTGTTTCAATAATAAGATCTGAGAATTTGCGGAATCCTGTAGTATGATTAAGTGAGCTAACAGCATCATCCCAGGTTTGATATGGAACTTTAGATTTCAATGAATACGAGAAATACTGATAATAGAAATTATCAGATATTCTTTGAAGATTATCATTCAAGAATCCAGTATTTTGATCCCATCCTTTTTCTACAACAGAACCAAATCCAGTTTCTACTTCACCGTTGAATTCAATTTTCTTTCTAATAACTCCTTTTGTGTTTGACGTTTCTCCAGTAACAATTTCGTTAATAGTGAAGTCTTTGTTAGAAGAAACTGTTACATATTCTGTTTTATTATTCCAACTTTCAACTACTCCAGAATTTGTTCCAGTAGAAACTGTTTCGCCACGCAGGAAATTATTTTTTGTTAACGTTGCATTGAAAATTGGGAATTGTTTTTCTGGAACAATTCTTCCGTATGAGTTTGCAGAATCGTAAGTTCCTGGATATTCACTCCCTGTCAAATAATCATTGAGATTATAAGTTACATTTGCATTTCCTCCACCAAGAGAAGTAGAAACTCCAGTCAATGTAAACAGACTATAATTATAATTTCTAGAATTGTAACCTTTGCCAAGAGATCCTAATCCAACACTAACATTTTCAACAATAACTTTATCACCAATTGAGAATGGGAAGTTATTTGGATCGCTAAATTCGGTATCAAGATAAACGATAACGTCTTTTGATGTACTATTAAACGTTACAGAACTAATTCCAACACCGTTTGAGTTTTGAGTTGGGATAAACGTTGGAGGAGCAGAATAAAGTCCAAATGTATTTTGGAGAATAGTAACTTTAGTATCTCCTAAATTATACGTTAAATCTAAATCTTCAACTAATTCATCGGTGAAACCATCTTTAACGATTATTTTTGGCGCAACTGTATAATTTCTTCCACCAGATGAAATCCCAATACTAGCAAAAGAACTTAGTGGTTCAATACTTAATATTTCTGGAAGATTTGCTACAGGCCTTAAAGTTCTATCTGATGGATAATCAAATCCAATATCTTGAATTTTTGTTTTTACAATGTTTCCGATAGAATTTGTATCCGGTTCAAAAATAGCACCATAACCGAAATCTGATATTACTGTGCTTATTCCTGGAACATCTTTATATCCAGTACCACTATTAATGATATCAACTTTTGATATTTCCCCTAAAGCTGATTTTGAAGATGTCTCGTATGAAGATTTTGAATTCGATGTTGTATAAAGAGTTGATTCGGGAACATCAAATATTGTAAATTGGAATGCAGTAGATCCAATTCCAGATACTATATGTTGTCCAACATATGCACTGTTTACCAAATCAATTTGATTATGATTAGTTACTGTACTGTCAATTATTAATTCGCTACTTGGAGAAGAAATAAATTGAGTGTTGTCCAAATCAAACTTATAATAAAGAGTAGATGGAATATTTGAAGTTGTTTGAACTTGTACATATGCTGTACTGTCAATTCCAACTCTTCCTGATCTTGTTACCTCAAAGTCATCACTTACTGATGATGAATAGAAAGGATTCTTAAATTCTTTGTCAGTGTAAAAATCAAATTTGAATGAAGAATAAACATTTGATGCATAAGTAAATGAAAGTGATGAATCAGACAGATCAAACCTTAGAGGCCTGTTTTTAATTACTTCAATATAAGGATTAATTCTAGATAATGTTCCCGATGAAGCACTACTAATATTAATAAAAACAGGATTATTTGAATTTAAACTGTATTTTTCTTTTATAAGTTTTACTTTATTTGAGGAAATTACAAATACGTAATACATTCCTTCATTTTCCAGTCCACCACTAGGAGAAGTAGAAGTGTGTATTACTCTATCTCCAGTTATAAAACCATGGTTTGAAATCTCAATAACATTAGATGAAGTATCTACATTAACAGATGTAAATGATTTTGGATTAAATACAATCCTTCTGTTGTATGCATCATATTTAACTGTTACTGTTCTTTGTATAGAAGATGCTAAATTAAAATCAACAATATCATTTTTACTTAATCCATGAGTAGATGCAGTAGATACTGTAACCAAATTCTTTATAACTTGTCCAGAAATGACATCATTTAATGATGTTTTTAAACTATGATGATCACCTGATCCATAGTTGTGGAAGTAGAGAATTCCAGACTGATTCGTAGTTCCAAGTTTTACATAAACGCCAGTTGTTCCAATACCAACTTTTGCTGATGAAATGCCAACAAAATCTTTAGAGATTGGAGCTGCATATAAAGTTTGAATGTCACTTAAAGAATATGAAGATGTTCCATCTGTAGAAACAGCAACTGATGTTCCTCCATTTGCAGAATATGATAATACATCATTAATCTTTAAATTATGATTTGGATGATAAATCGCTTGAACTGGAATGAATATTTGAGTAAGTCCTATACCAGGATTACTAAAGGATACTGTTATACCTATTCCAACTCCAGATACTGTTCCAACACCTAATGATTCTGCAGGATCAAAATAATATTGGTTGTTTAGTCTAAAGATTCCACTAGTTCTGTATCCAACATTAACTACAAATTTTCTTGGATCTTCATAAATTTTCTGAGTTGAAGTGTAAGAAATTCCTACAGTTCCATCATACTCCCTCAAAACTCTAATTCTATTACTTCTTTGATCTACATTTAGAACTTTAACTCTCTCAGTTCCAATGCCCAAAATATCATTTTCTCTAATTGATGGGAAATCCAATAAACCAGAAACATAAAAATATGTTGTCATTCCAGTTGAACCTGTGGTTCCAACTCCAAGAACCAGAGAAAGAACCTCTGTATTAATTCCAACTCTATATGTTCTATTTTCAAAATTCTTAATGTAAGAAGATAATCCTACAATAGATACTATTTCCCCATCATTTAAATTATGTGGTGTCGATGTAAATCCAACATATTGATTTCTTGATGAATATGGAGTGAACTCTATATTGTTATAATATGTTGTATTGCATGAAATTGTGTTAATATATTTTCCTTTTATCTTTGAAACTTTTGCTGATGCGCCTACTCCGCCAGTATCTGCATTATTAAACACAATGCGATCATTTACGCGATAATTTTTTCCTCCAGTTGTAATTCCAAGGGAATCTACACTACCTCTAGAGATAGATGTAATATCGATAACTTGTTCTTTTACTTTATTTGGGTTGAATATGTAATTGTATCCACTCTTTTGATTGTTTATATTATATGGCCTTGTGTTTCTAAACCAATTTGTAGATTCAAAAGAATATTCAGATTGATTTGAAGATTTTCTATAATTGAACTCTATTGGTTTCGATTTAAATGTATTTCCAATTACATAAGGGAATTGTGGTTTCTTGAAATCTTTAAATGGACCGCCACTTTCAACAGAACCAGAATTTATTGATGTAAAATATGCATAAGTTCCATTTGGATATTCTGGAGTTATGCAGAATCTTCCATTATGTTCATCTAAGTCTCCAGTTCCAGTATATTCATAGTCCTCAACAAAAAATCCTTGAGGGAATGCTGATATTGATGGCCTGTTTGATTTGGATACTAACTCATATCCAGATAACATCTGTCTAATAACACCACCACTTCTGGTTGTGTATCCATATGGGCCATAAATTGGATTTCCATCGTAAGCCCAACCAACAATTGGAGAGTGATATGATGGAACCGTTTCTTGTCCATTTAAAATAGGAAGATCTGAAACACCATACAAATCATCTCTTTGAGCAGTAAGAATATTTGTTTGTGGATATACATCTCCTCTTACTGCAGTAAGTGTATTTCCCTCCCCAAGAAAAACTGCAGTGGCAGGATTCTTTGCATACAAACTTGTTCTCAGAGATCTTGGAGTAAACAAGTGAGAGTATTGTAAACTATCTCTAGAAATAGAAGTTTGAACAATTCCATCATCTCTAGTCAAAATATTAAAATATTTCTCAAATAAATTAACCGTCCATCTCTTAATATTTGCTTTGCATGAACATCCAGAACCAGATGACTTTAGATTTATAAATGTATCTTTTCCATATCCAACACCACCATTAATTATTTTTATTTCAATTATCTTTCCATCTCTAATAATTGGAGTTAATTTTGCATACTTTCCGGTACCAGTTATTTCGACCTTTGGAGGTGTGTTGTAATTTTTACCTTGATTGCTTACTAAAATTTCCGTGATCTTTCCATTATCAATAATTGGAGTAAACTCAGCTTCAGAACCAGTGATAAAATCAAATTCGGGTTGTCTATCAAAATTTAAAATTTCAGATGATCCATATCCAACTCCATTATTTGTCAGTTGGATTGAATCGATCGATCCTCTAAAAATTGGTTGAACTCTGCAATTAAAGTTTTGATCTGTTCTAGTTGATACTCCAGTAATTCCATCAACAGATACAACTATAGATGAATAGTTGAATGAGTGTGTTCCCGATCCCTTTGATTTTAAGTTTTCGGTTATTTCATTAATATAGTAAAAATCTTTAGAAGTTACACCAGTTCCAACTAAAGATAATGTAAAGTTGTTATTGTCAATTTTATTAACATAATATTGCTTGTTTACATCTAATCCCTTAATAGATGTTCCTGTAGTAGAATATTCAATTATTTCGCCAGAAGAGTATCCGTGATTTTTTATCTGGATAGTATTATTTGATGTTGAAATACCACTTATTCCAATTTTTCTTTCTTTATTCTTATATCCACTTCCAGGATCTGTTACAACAATATTAGTTACAATTTGTTTTCTTTCTGATGATTTAAATCTATGAACTCCAGATCCATAAGACGTAAGATTTACTGTGTTAATTCCACTTATCGCATCACTCTCTTTGGTGTGCAATTTAATAGTTTTGCTATCAACAACAAAAGCATAGTAACTAGAACCAGTTGTTAATCCAGATACTCCACTAGATCCATCAGTTTTGTAAATTATTCTTTCATTATCTCTAAATTTATGATATGTTGAAAATCCAATAGTATTATTAGTTAAATTCACGAATGCTGATGCTGCTTCAGAATTAAACAGAACGTCATGTTCAACCAAAGACATATTAACTTCTGCTTTTGCACCAGTTCCAGAACCCCCACTAATGTTAACTACAGGAGGCTCTAGATAATCAAATCCAGTATCTAAAATTTCTATTCTATCTAAAACACCATTAACCGCACATACTCCCGTTGCGCCTGTTCCAACAGCATCTCTAATTCTGAGAACAGGTGGATTAATTACATCATAGTCAGTTCCTGGACTAGAAACAATGATGTCTTCTAAAGAACCATAGAATACTGTGTCAGAAGACTTATAATTTAAAAGTTCTGTTCCATTTACGAATATTCCATTATATCCTGGATTAGTCGTATAAACAGCACTTTGATTAACTGGGTGACTAATTCTTCTCAGTATTTGTTGTGGTTGTAAATTTTTATTATAAAAATCATAATAAACAAATTTATTATTGGTTACAGTATCTGAAACTGAAATAAAAGAATCATTAAAAATATCAGATTTACTTTTTGCTATCTTAATTTTTGTAGAATCTACGCGAGAAACATAATAAACACCTTCCGATAAATTAGAAAACTTATTTGTAGTTTCAGTTTGTGTGGTATTTCCTTCAACATCAGATGAAGTTGAAATTACTACACCCGGAGAATAAAAAATAGCATCACCAGTATAAAGGCCATGATCTGTAGTAGTTGTTAATTTAAATGTATCTCCAACATATGTTCCATTTAATGTAAATTTCTTATCAAAAGGATTTAAAAGTTCATCATAATAATTTGGGAGTGAGTTTGATGCAATGATGGTTTCACTTCCGAAATCCACATAAGAATTTTGAACGTTTGCTTGTATTTTTGTCAGATATGGATATCTTGTAGAATTTCCTTTTAATAATTGATTTTCTACAGTAAAATATAAATTGAGATTTAAAAGTGAGGAACTTCTAACTGTAAAAACTGTGTTGCTAATAATATCAGTAACAGTTGCTGCTACTTCATTAGATGCACTATCTTTTAATATAACCTTATTTCCAACTCTTAAATTATTGGAATCATATGTTGTAAAATTGTAAAGCCTATCTACAGAATCAATCAGTTTAACATTTTTTACATCCCAATAACTTTTTACATTACTGATTAAAGTTGATGGAATTAAACTGATATCAGATTTTCCTAAAGACTTTATTTTTGTAGTATCTCCCGCAGAGTACCTATATGTTTTATTTTCTAATACTTTTAGTTCTTGTAATACAGAACCTATTCTAAAGGTAATTTGATTTTGTGTTTCTACAGCATATCCATATGCAAAAACATCAAGTCTTAGATTAGATCCCTTTGCAATCGCCGTATCAACTGTCGATACGTTAAAAAACTGAGTTAAAGATTTTCCGTTAAAAGATAAGACACTTTCATCGCCATCAACATTGACAACTGATATTTCACCTGAATTTGGAAATCCGATGGTAGAATCTACATCAAGTATTGTAGCTCCAATAGAAACATTATTTAAAACTTTTGTTTTTGGATGAACGACAAAATCTCCAAAGATTGTTCCTTGAACATCAATGTCTTTATCATAATCAAAATCAAGACTTAATTTATAAAAAATATTTTCATCATATGATATTTTTTCAACATTTGTTACTGATGCTCTTGAAGCCTGAATATCATATTCACTATATTCATCTTGGAAAATAGTTTTGTTTAAAAGTTCAAGCGGATCGCCCTGGATAGATTCAACTACAATATCTTGAGTTATTCTATAAGCAGCATCTGAAGGTTTAAAAAGATAGTCTTTTGGCTTTACAACTTCAACATCTTCTCCATATAAAGCAGCAAAAAGAATCTTAAATGATTTATCAGTACCTTTCGAATCATAAAAGTCTTTAGCTCTTGATATGAATGTTCTTGAATTCAAATCCGAATCAAGTTCTCTATCAGAAATGCCTGGAATAAATTGTTTTTTAATCTTATTGAAAAATTCTTTTAAGAATAAAACACTAAGATTGTAAATCTTTGTTTGAGATGTATGTTCCGCAGCAGAAGAAGTTGAAAAAACTAATTCATCTGGAGTATTTTTTGCCTTTAAAGAAGTAATTCCACTAAAACCTCTTTTACATCCTTCAAAAGTAAATTCAGTTTTATATTCATATGCAATAATTTCATTGTCAATCAACAATAATCCCCATTTATCGGGAAATCCTTGAGTGAAAGTACTGATTAATTGTCCTACGCCAAGAGCACCAGCATTTATTGTTGTGTCTGTTAATCTTACGTCTGCAGAAAGATATGTAAATTCTTTCGTTGTTGAATTATTCTCTAATTTTAAATACTTGTCAATATTTTGAATTAAATCAAAGGATCCGCCTTGAAATTCCTGTGATATGTAATACTGCTTCAAAAATTCCCCAATTAATGGGAAATCTTCTCGCACAAATTCTGGCAGTTGATTTTCAACAATCGATTGAAGTTTTACTCTATCTTCCGTCATTCTTTATCGTACTAAATTTGAATTTGAGTAGCTTGATGATACAATGTAATTTGTTCCAGATATGTCACCACCAGATGATATTTGATCTGAAACCATATTAATAGTTGTTCTGTTATTGTCCAATTGAAGATACAAATCTTGCAGTCCAATAACATCATTAGAGTACGGTGAGATAGAAAATTCTATCAAAGACTCTCCTCTATTTACACTAGTAGAAATGATATTAATTGGATTCAATTTAATCTCTCCTTTCAAATAATCAATGGTGCCAACCGCTCTTCTAATGATTTTAGGTTGAGTTGGAGATTCTAATGAGAAGATGAAAATTTGTCCAGTTTCAAGATTTGCATCTGGAATATCAGAGAAATAAACAGTTCCAGATATGCCACTCACAATAAATCCTGAAGATTTGATGTTATATCCTGTTGTCCTATCAACATGAAATCTATTACCAAAACAAATTTCATATTCGGTAAAGGAGTTGAGATTTGCTCTCATATCTCTTCTCATAGTCACACGAGTAATGTTTGAAGTAATTGATTCATGACTATCATCAATTAATTTCAAGAATTTACTATATTTGAATCTAGCTCCAAATTTATTCAATTCTGCAGAATCAGAATAATCTAAAATGTTACTACTTACAATTGATTTTACATATGCGGCAGATGGAGCAAGATTTGTGTTGTAGTAAACATTCGAATCAACTTCAACATACAAATACTTAAGATCTACAATTTCAGTTACAATTCCAGCAACAGAATATTTTTTAATAGAACTCTTAATATTTTCTTTTATGAGATTTGATAAGTAAACTCCATTATATGGTTTTACACTTATAAAAACTTTTCCATATTGTGGCGGAGTTAATTCTTCTCCACCATATACGGATACTGATTCTGTTTCTGAATAGATTGTTGGAATAATCGCTTCATAATCCTGTGCTGTTACAGCTCTATTTCTAGAAGCATAGACTTGAGTCGAATATTTTCTAATCGAATCAATACCTTCAATATCTCTTCCACCATAAGAAACTTGATTTGTAGAAATTTGAGAAAGGCCTGAGGTAATTACTCTTCCATCATTATCAATTAATCTTCCAGCAAATACAAATGGAGAATTTAGATTATTTGCGTTCTTTCCATTACAAATCAAATAAGAAACTTCGATATAATTTGGTTCTTGTAGTTTCTTTCCAAATATTCCATCGCCAAAAATTAATTCATATCTTTCGTCTTCTACTTCTTGAACGAAATATATTGCAGAATTTCCATCAATGTCAAAAAGACTATCAGATTTTCTATATTTTCTAGAAACAGAAGAAAGTTCAGAATCTTTTACAATTACTGAAATTGAAGATGTATCAATTCCACTGTTTTCTAAAATAAATCTTTGATTTAAATTGAAGGAATTAACAGTAAAGTTTGTAGTGACATATGTTCCTTCATAAACATCAATATTATAAAATTCTGCGATTCCATTGCTATTTACTGTAACTGTAATATCAGACAATAATGAGAATGAAAAACTTTCTCCACTAAAAACATTGGAAGTTGTAATTACGTTTCCAGCTTTCAATGTAAGTGATACTGGATTTGTTGAGAAATTGGTTGTATCAACAAAAAATGATATATTTGTGATTGCAGACTTTCTTGATCTTGGAACATACCCAATGTTCCTTGCAAGAGAAACAACGTTCTCTCTGAGTGTTGCACTATCAATGAATACCTCATTCGATACCATATTGGCATTGTATGAGGTAATATATGTGTTATATGCTAAGATATCGATGATTGACGATAGATTCGATCCTTCAAAATCGTAGTCAGTAAAATTTGAATTCGATCTAAGGTAATCCTTAATCGAAGTTTTTATCTGATCGAAGTCTATGTTGCTGAAATTAACTAAAGGCATTTACCTTGCTGGTTGTAATGCGAATGACAATTTTTGTGCAGGAACGTCAATTCCTACGATATAATACTTAATTGTGATATTATATTCATATACATCATAATTTGGAGAGACTGTAACGTCGATTAATTCAACTCTTGGTTCATAATTTTCAATTACAATCTCTATTTCACTCTGTAAGGATGAAGAAGTGATGTCATCCATCGCTTCAAAGAGTAATCCATAAACATCAGATCCAATATTTTGATTGAAAGGACGTTCTCCTTTCTGTGTCAAGATCAAATTACGAATAGATCTGGCAATTGCAGTCTCATTGGTAAGAGAAATTAAGTCAAAATTCAGGGGATTAACCTGAAATGACATACTAACGTCTTTAAATCCCTTACTAACTCGTTCTGCAGGCATTTAGATGATAAATCTATCTTATTTATTAGAGTTTTTTGACATCATAGACTGGTTCTGTTCCATATTCCCAATCATCATAGTCATCATCATTGCGAATTTTCTCATGAATTTCATTTTGAACATGAAAATCA